TTGGAGCGGGCGAAGGGAATCGAACCCTCGTATGCAGCTTGGGAAGCACGTTACGTTTCAGCCGAATCAAACGCATGGCTGCAAAACATGTCAAAATCGCCATCAATCCAAACAATCACTTACCTGTCAGAGTCTAAACTTTTCCCAGCCGCTTCGATACGCCTGATCCGGTCACGAAGTATCTCGTCGCGCTTCACATAACGGTCGATCAGACGTTCCACCTTTTCTTCTGACCAGCCCATAACTCCCGCGATCTCCCGGATAGAAAGTCCGGCCTTGAAGAACCTGGTCGCGGCCGTGCCACGTAGGTCGTGGAAGTGCAGATCACGGTCATGCAGCCCCGACCGATGCATGGCCTTGTTCCACGACATGCCGAAGCCGCCCTTCCATGGCACCTTGTCGGTATTGGTCAGGACGCGCGTGGACCGCTTCGGAATGCTTGTCAGCAATTCCTTGGCCTCTGCGGTCAGAGGCACTAGGGCCGTTCTGCGCCCTCTGCCTTTGCCCGTCTTGATCTCGATGGCATAGGTTCCGATGTGGCTCCATGAAAGGCGTAGAAGGTCTGACTGGCGCAATCCGGTCAGGGCGGCCAGTCGCGTCGCCCAACCCACTTCCGGCGAGGCGTTGGCACAGAGCTTTGCAATATCATCTTCGGTCCAGATGATATCGGCGCGGTTATTCTGATAGAGGTTTGGAACACCTTCGCAAGGATTGCTCTGAAGCTCGCCCTCCGCAACGGCGAAGCTCAATATTCGGGAGAGCACCTGTTTTCCCGTGTCGGCCGCACGCGGTGTTGTCTTCCATTTGTCGCGCCATTTTCGGATCAATACCCGAATCTTCGGCCGGCCAAACTGACGGGTGCGCAAGTCGCCGAATTCATCGCGGATGTGATCGAACCATGGCGACCATACACGTTTGGTCGTGTCGGCCAGCTTTTTATATTCATCGCTGGTCTTATAGAGGGTGATCCACGCGCCGAACTTCGTCTTGTCGGCATTGGCTATCGGGTCGCGCAGTTCCTGGAATTCTAGGATGAATTCTGGCGTGCCAAATTCGGCGTGGATGCGGGGGCCGCCGCGCCAAGCATAATAATAGGTTCTGCCTTTGGCCGTGGCCTTATAGAGGCCCTTCAGGTCAACCATAACCACGCTTTTTCATATGCTCCGCCAGTTCGGCGTCTAGTTCCGCCTCATCATCCGGCAGAGTCAATGCCTTGAAATCTTCGGCCAAAATCCGAACCTTACCCGGCAAAATCTCAATGGCGCCCGGCTTCAGGCCGAGCGCGCGGATCAAATCCAGCCCTCGTTGGATGTCAGCTTTTGAGACTTTGCGGGCAGATGATGTCATCACCGCCCCATTGCTCTATGTGGGGGGAGGGTCACGGAATTTTCTCGCTCAATTGCCCGATCCGCAAAATCATTGCGCCAGCGCTCACCTGATATCGCTTCGCCAATTTCGCGATTGTTTTACTGTCCTCGATATCCACTCCGCCCATCCGTTTGAGATCATCGCGCAAGAATTGTTCAGGCATCAATAATTCCATGGCGAAAGCGTTGGCCTCCGCATTGATGCGCCGCAAATATGCAAGTTGCGTATCTTCAGCGTTCATCCCGCCCTCTCTGTGTGTGGTGGGGGAGGTAGTGGTTGCCAATGTCTGAAGCCGAGAAGTTGGTAGGCGTCAGGGTCTTCGTGACAGACTTCGGCGTCACATGGATCAATCCAAATTCGATGAAGGCTATCCCACATTGCGACCGCGTATTCTGTCGCATCATCAATAGCCGCAGAACCCCATAAGAGGATGTGCGTTCCATCCTTCGGCGCGCTCTCAATCGGCTTCCACTCACCCATCACTCCATCTCCTTCAGAATGGCGCGGTATTCGGCGGCTTTGTTCGCCGCCCCGGCACGTAAGCCAGCGAAGACCACATACACAGTGCGGGGCTCCTGTTGGCGAGCCTCGGTTCCCTGTTGCTTCCAATGCTGCGCGTACTTTTCCAAATCCTCGCACACAGCCTCCAGCATCTCTTTCGCTGTCTTTGCTGATTTGATGGGGAGGGTCATGATTTGTCTCCCATCGCTTCACGCCGTTCGTCTGCGTGAAGCACAGCTTTTCGCGGCCGATCTTCGAGAGGCACTTCTCCCAAACCCTGTACGATCTCATAATCCTCAAGGATGCTGCCATCTGGCTTTAAGAGGTAGGGTCCATCTACCTTCGTAGAGTCTTCGATAAAATTGAGATGGCTAATCATCACGTAGGGGGTGTCACACTTCGGGCCAATGCTTTTGAAGCCGAGGCACTGCTTGTACATGTAGCGCCGTTTCCGATGGCGGTCGGTAAAATGGTAGACCTTCAGAATGTCGCCAATCATGATTTCCCGGCGTCGTTTGTCGTACAAATTGGTGTTGTGGGATGCAATCTCGCTCACTTCTTCCCCCTCTCCATCACCACGACAGGAACAGCGCGGTAGCCCATGCGCCTTAAGTCGGCGCGTGTCTCTCCGCCCATAGCGCCCCACACCTCATATGCGTTCCATGCTGCCTCTTTGGTGTAACGAATGTCGTCAAAGTCGGGGAACCGGCCATTCGGCCCCACCACGACCCATCCCCTCACAGGCTTCAGAGATGTGCGTTTAACGGTCATTGAGTTTTCGCCCTCCATTCCTTGCCCCATGGATCACGCCGCTTTGGAAATGGACGCGATGATTTGCGGATGCCAAGGTGCCGCTTTTTGATGTTGTCGGCCTTGGTCATCAGAGGCCGGTCATGACGATGGGTTTTGTCGCTATGACATGCGCTGCAAAGTACCTGGCAGTTATCCAGCGTGGGTCCGCCGCCCAATCCGTCAGGTTGGATGTGATCGTATTGGAATTTGCCCGGAAACAGCTTGGCCGTGCATTTCTCGCAGCGGCCACCGCAGCGATCCCATGCAGCCACCATCACGGAGGGACTGAATTCGCGGCGCCGCCCCATTATGCCGCCCTCTCGAAATAGAAAGCGCCGTCCAGAAACAGGTCATTCACTTCTCTGTTGGCAAGCGCGGCTTCCAGAGCTTCGCCATCGCCTTTGCGAACAATCTCCATTACCCGCTCGCAGAGTTTGCGGTCGCGGTCGGACAGGTCATCCCAGCGCACGCGGAGCCATGCTCTGCAATTTCCCACGACGCGGATACGGCTGAGCCGGGCTGCTTCGGCAATTTCGGCGTCGGTGGTCATTTCTTTTGACGCTTCAGAATATGGTGTTTGGCGTTGGCCTTGGTGTCGGCATCCATGTCGCTTTTGTAGAGCAGCCATTCGAGGTAATCGGTGGGGAGGTCTTCCCACTTCGAACCCTTGTGTTTGCCGAAGGTTACCTTGGAGAGAAGGGCTGGGCCCGAAGACCAGTGCACCATGTCATCGAAGGAGGCGCGGCCATCGTTGAGCATATGGGCGAGCAGATGGGCGGTGACGAACGCATCCGGTCCGGCACGATGCGGCGGCATGGCTGCATCTGGATCAAGTTCCAGACCGCATAGATAGCGTAATGCCTGATTGCTGTGTGACGGCGCGTCGGGATAGAGCCGCAGCGCGACCTTATATGTGCATATCCAGCGGGCATCGTTCAGGTCGAAGAATGCCCGTTCGAATTTCGCCACATGAGCGGCGAAGGCTGAAACCTCACCAGCGCTCAATTTCTGGAGAATCTCAATTGGCGCCGGTGCGCCAGCAACATCCTTGTCGCTGATATGATGTATAGCGCGGATTTCCGGCGGAATAGGATGGCCAGGATTACAGAGGTAGGAAGTGGCTCGATCCGCATCCACGCGCCAGTGCATGAGCCCAGTGGTATCGTCGATGACATCACCGAGGACATCGCACCATCCGGCTTCGCAGATCGCGGCGCCTTCCTGTTCGGGCAGCCCGGAAGTCTCGAAATCGACAACGCGTATAATAGAAGTCATTTTTTCGCCTTCCGCGCCGGATCGAGGCGGTTCATGTTCGGGTTGAAGCCTTCGGTCTCCCACTTTTCGCCCAGGTCTTTGGCCCGGCCAGCATCCCGCAGCCGCTTCCAGACGCGTGGGTCCAACTCGTCCAATTCCTCGGATGCTTTCATGTTGTTCGCGATTGCGATTTGCTCATCCAGCCATTCGGCAAGCGCGTCGTATGTCTGATCCATACCTTCGGCGGGTGCGGCCGGATCGACCTTCGCATCGGACGCGATCTCGACCGGCTCCTTATCCTTCGCCGGCGCGGGATCGAGCGTCTGTCCAGGCTTGTGCTCGATCAGCGCATATTTCTGGCCGATCACGAAAAGCTTGTCGGCTTCGCGCGTCCAGTACGGCGAGGCCGGGGTGAACCCGTCACCATTCCATTGCATCAGGATCGGCTTGTCGGTCATGCCGCGGCCTTTCCATAGCGGGTTATAAGAGCGGCGACACGCGCATCCACCTCGCCCAGAAATTCCTGCACGTCGTGTTCGAGGCTAGCGATCAACGTGTCGTCGCGCTGCACACGCTGGATAAACAGGGCCATATGTGCAGGCAGTCGTGGGTCGTAACTGACAAAATCGCACCACGCGCGTTCGCAGCACGCCATCTGCCATTGCATCTGCTTGACATATTTATCCGCGATGGGCGCGCCGAGCAGGGTGTCGATATGGGTAGCGGTATTCGGGCACTTAATTTCGACCATGCCATCTGCATGTACAAAGCCATCCGGTGAGCAACCAGAGGCATCAATCGTGGGATGGACAACAAATCCCACCTCAGTGACGGCATTGTCGGTCATGAACTGGTAGGCTGACCGCGCTTCCGGTTCCATATCGGTGCCCCATTGCATGGCGGCATTGGTGAAACCCTCTGGGATGTCTCCCGTGAGCCGTTGCGCAACCAGTTCGGCGAGATAATTCGTCCGGCTCGCGCCCCAGCCGGATTTGGTCCGGGCGGTTAGATCGGCAATCTTTGATGCCGTGACCCGGCCAGCGCGCGCGGCAAACCATTCTGGAGACCGTTGTTCGCATTCGATGACCTTCATTTTTCGCGCTTCCCCAGTTTTTCTTCCTTGAGATTGAGCATGGTCACGGCCCGCTCATAATCCTTGGCCGCAAGGTCGGGGATCGCTTCGATCTTGAAGTACTCACAAAAGATCTGAATATCGGCGCCGACACGCTCCATCAGATCGCGGATGTGCTGAACTTGATCGCTGTCAATCGATCCCGTTTTGTCCGCTCCGCCACGACCGTCATCGTCTTCGGCTGCGGCCAACCCAAGAGCAGACTTGAGCGTATACCGCTGTAGATAAGTCACTGTAGAGCCGATGGCCTGGATGCTATTCTTGTTGCCGCTATCATCACGGCCAGCCATGAGCGTGTTTTCTTCGGAATGGCCCATGCTGTGCGAAATGATGCAGGTCACCGATACCGGCTCGTTGGGGGTCGAACTCGTGCGGAAGCGATAGGAGAGGCCGTGTCTGCTGAGGATCGGCCCAACCGCGCGCGCGATCTCTGCCAAATCTTCGTGGAAATAGTCCGTGCGTGAAGCGCCAGCCTTGCGGGACTCAAACCCGACATGTTTATTCTTGCGGATTGTCGGGATTTCCGCTTTTGCCGCCGCGATTGCTTCATCAAATGCTTTTCGGGCCTGATTGGCTTCCCACCTCTCCTGAAGCGCCATCAGCTTTTCGAGCACATCTATATTGGCGCCCTGCGATACTGCCCGATGCAGCATGTCCATGGGCGTCAACGCGGTGGTGGCCGTTTCAATCGGCGCCTGCATTTCGCGGCTCAACTCAATCAGATCAGCGCGTTCTGCCATTTCAGCCTCCAAATCCTATCCATGCGATGCAAACCGCGAAAAACGCCGCCAGACAGAACGCTTCCAGCCCGATCCGCAGCCATGATTTGAGTGCGGGCAGTGTGACGATTTCCGCCTCGCGCATCGAAGCCGATTGCTGCCTCGCGAATCTGTAATCTCCCGGCCGGTAATCTGCATGCGCGCCGATCACCGCCTGCGTATCGCAATCGGACGGGCTGTAATCAGCGTGAGGACGGAGNTATGGGCTGATGTTGGTGAGGTCGGCCATGTCACATGATCCCATAGTGATGAGCGTTGATGAGGTACGCCAGCGCCAGCACACCTGCGATGCAGGCCGCGGCGGTGAGCAGTACGAATGTCAGTTCGGAGAGGCGTTTCATTCCGCAGCCTCCTTCGCGGCAAACAATTGGCTCAGCCCATAGCTGAGATCGTCCATCGCCATGACAAAACCACGCTGCCAATCGCGATCACGGCCAGCGCAGCAATCCTCGCAAAGGTCCATGCCATCGCGGAAAGTGAGTGCGTCGTCCGAACAGACTTCCTGTTCGCAGAAATCGCAGAGAGGTGTGCCGCGATAGTGCATCAGCCTTCTCCCGCGTTACGGTCGATCAGATAGCGGTGCTGGCATTCCGTGCAGACTTCCATCATTCCGAAATCAGTTTCGATCCGATGGATGCGGCCGGCGCACGTCTCGCTATGGCGCAGGCCCAGTGCGATCAGGATGCGGGTGAGGAAGCGGAGGATCATTGGCGTCTCCACAATTTGGAGCGACCCGGCTTCGGACAGCCGCCATACTCGTCCGTTTCGCAGCCATCACCGCTACAATCCGGGCACTCGCCAATATCTGTTTCCAGATCAGGATCATCAAATTGCGGATCATGGCGCATGAGACGGCCATCAATGCAGCGGATATCGCCTTTCATCACGCACCATCCTTGGCACGATGTGCCAAAAGGGCGTCAGAAATCTGATAAGCGCGTCCTGCTATATCATCAGGACCGTAAGAGATGCCGGATGTTCCGCTAAACGCTGCCATACCGGCGGCGATCTGACCTGCAAACCAATCACGCAATGTCATGCCTGGACGCAGGCCGGTATTGCCACTGTCCTGATGCGGAAATGCCGGGCCGCCGTCGTTCTTCATTGCGCACCGCCTTCAGCCTTAGCGATGGCGGCGCGGGCACGCGTCAATGTTGCCGCTGAAACAGAAGGAAGTCGGCCATCGTCAACGTCGTCGATGTCAGAAACCAAATCTTTAAACGCCGTCAGCAGATCGGTCGCGGCAACTGAGGGATCGGCAATCTCAATCTCTTTCCAGTGCAGAAACATATGCGCGAAGCGGTCGCTTAGAGCGAATGTGCTACACCATTCGAAGCCTTCGGCACTGGGTGCGTGCCCAAGGAATTCTGATTTGCGACAGTCGGCGCAGGTGAAGACCTCATGGTCGCTGCACCACGTGCAATCATCGTGGCGATATGCACTTGAGCCCGGATTCCGTCTGGCGTTTGGAAGAAGGTAGGTGTGCCGTTCATCAGCAGGTTCACCGCAGAATTCACATTCGATGCGGACACGTTCGCGCTTGATGATCTGGATATCGCCTTCGCCCTTAAGTTCGATTTTATTGCCCATCACGCACCGCCTTCCGCGCGTGCGATGGCGGCACGGGCAACATCAAATGCGTGGCAAGGGCGGTCGCTCGCCGGGTAATCGGCAAAGTCCGCAATGAGCAAGCGCAGCGCCGTCAGCATGTCCGGTGCGGCGGCGATAATGTGGGCGTTGGCTTCTGAGTTTGCCGCAGCTAAGGCCGTTCCAGATTTGTCTGCCTTCCCGATCAACCAAGGCCGATCAGAAGGGGCGCTGACATGTCGGACCGCCCACGGTCCCGGTGTGAATGTCCCGCTCACGCCGCCACCTCATCAGTGTGAGAGGTGGGTTCGTACTCAACTTCAACCGTGATCCGGTAAGCCGTGCCATCCATGTCGTGGAGGCGAACCGCATAGCGATTGGCACCGATGGTCTGAATGTCGGTATCGACCGAGGCGATGATGCCATCCTGATCGCCCTTCATCAGGGCGTTCCGCACCAGCATTGCGATACGGGCCGGGTAGACGTAGCGGGGCCGTGGCCTAGCCGCACTCAGCATCTCGTCCATGACGGAATGGGGCAGGGAGGCCATCTATGCAGCCTCCGGTGTGGTAACTTCGGATGTGCAGCCCATTTCACGCGCGCGGCGCTCGATGAATTCGATGATCCCAAGTGTTTCGACAGCCTTGTTCGTGCCCGGATATTCGGCACCGATATGCGCGCGATACTCCGCAGGTGTGAACCAACGACAACCCGCCTTTATCTTGATCACGCCAGATTCAAGTTCGAATGCGTGGAAGAAGTAGCCGTCTAGCCGTTCTGCGATGGCGATGACGCGTTTGATCTTATCACCGTGCAGGTAGGCATCGCGCAGGTCGGCACCGTGCAGGTCGGCACCGCGCAGGTTTGCACCGCGCAGGTTGGCACCGCTCAGGTCGGCACCGCGCAGATCGGCACCGCGCAGGTAGGCATCGCGCAGGTCGGCATAGTGCAGGTTGGCACCGCGCAGGTCGGCATCGCGCAGGTAGGCATAGTGCAGGTTGGCACCGCGCAGGTTGGCACCGCTCAGGTCGGCACCGCGCAGATCGGCATCGCGCAGGTCGGCACCGCTCAGGTCGGCGCCGACCTCAACGGCCTTCCGCATAGCCAAGCCAAGCTGAATTTGGAACGGCGTTTCGGCCGAAGCCTCAATCTCGCATTCAAAGATGACCTCTGCTGACCACCGTGATTTAAACTGGAAATTGATCGCCATCTGTCCCTCCCGGTCAGTTGATGCGGGAGAGGCCGCAGTGCGGCACGAATTCGTAACGGGCACCGCTGGCAGCTTCGAGGATGTAGGCATCGGGGCGGTAATCGCCCGGCGTTGCCACCTTCTCCTTGACCGTCAGGTTCTTCAGGAACCCGACATTGACCGTGGCGCCGATGGTCCAGTTCTGGCTGGCCCGGCCGTGGATTTTCCGGCCCTGCCGGTCAAACCGTCCGTTGTATCCTGTGTGCAGCATGTGTCCCTCGAAGTAGGTTCGAGGGGAAT